GTTCTTCAGGTTAAGCTCATTTTTAAACGAAGCGGCCCCTGGCTGATTCCATACTTGGTTGTATTGGTTACCGAGGAGGGCTGCAACCTCGCCTGCATTAGAAAATACCACTTCAGCTTTGGGGTCTTTATTTGCACCTCCAGTGGCAAATTTAAGCGTGGGGTCGCCGTCATAAGTCCCAGCCATTGTTAGACCAGATCCATCAGGGCTGATTGTAAACTGCTTCCAAGAAAAACCTTCGTTTTGCTTAGTAGCCAGATCTTCATTACCAAGGAGCGCGGCTAGTTGGCTAAGTTTGGGATCAATTTTACCTGACTTGCGTTGTCCATCGAGTAGTGCAGTTAATTTCGGAACGTCGATCTGTTCACCCGCTTTTATAGCAACGCCTAAGTCGCGAGCTAGGTTAGCGATCTGACTTACCTTTTCACCCGCAAGTATCCGTCCTTCCTCGCGCTCGAGCATCTCGAGCTGACGGTTTTTGAACTGACGGTCAGCTCGGCTTCGTTGAAGACCTGCGTTAGCAGAAGCACCGCCAAAAAAACTTGATAAAGACATAGTTCTATCTCAAATATTTTTATTTAAATCATCATGATGGCCGCAGCACCCAGCGTGCCCAGCATTCCGTAGGTTTGTGCTTTGCTCTGGGCTCTTGCGCTTCTGTAAGCGTTTTCGCGTTGAGACGCCGCGCCCGCAGCATTACTGAGGGCACCTAGAGATGCGCGATTTACGCCTTGCCCAATGTTGATTAGGTCTGCCATTAGCGCGCGGTTTGCGTCTTTCTGCGCTACCCGTGCATCTGCTACACCTTGTATACCGCCGAGCGTTGTACCGCGCTGCAAACTGCGCTGCTGCTGTTCTATTTGTGCGGGCGTGAGCGCTGCACCGTAACGGGACGCGTTACGATCTACGACGCCCTGCATGAGCGCGTTAGAACGGTCCCGATCTTCTTTGGCTTGATCTATTAAACTTGTGTCGTTCTGAGCTTTGTCGACCAGTTCCAGCTCAATCGGACGGATATCTCGTAAGTAGTTGTCGTAGTCAGCTTGCGTAATGTTCGATAGCGTCTGTTCGGGGTCAACACCGTCTTTGTTGTAGGCGGTAAGGCTCGAAGCTCTGCTAGAGTCTTGAAAGCCAAGTAGCTCTTGATTAAACCTTCCCATCTCGTACATTAGCCGCCACCTCGCTGCGCTTTCTCATGGGCCTCTCTGAACTTATCCCAACCGTTTGGGTTATCAGGGTCGCCACTACCAAACATCTTGTCAGCTCCAGCGCCTGCTATCTTCATACCTGCATCAAACTTAGCCTCACGTAACAGCTCGTTATTCTTAGCTTTATTCAAAGCGCGGCTCGTACCGATATTAGTGAGGGTAGATAAAGCCGAACCTGAGTCCGCACTTTGACCCTGTGCGACGCCAACAGCCGCCGTGCCTCTTGTGTTCTGAATCTGTAGTGCGCCAGCACCCGCTTTACCTAGCTGCCCTTGGTACGCGCCAGACAAATCCGCCGCTACCTGACCCGCGTTTTGAGTTGCGGCGTACGTAGGCTTAGCTGTAAGTGCCTGCATTACATCTGCGTTACCACGACCACGTGCTATGTTCTTAATGTCGTCAGTCAGCGAGTCTTTGAGCTCGGCTACGTTCAGCGGCTGGTAAGTTTTATTAAAGAACTCTGCCTTCTGCGCACCGATGCGGGCTTCAGTTTTTTCAGCCTCTGATGCTTTGTAATCGCTTGGTTTTGGTTTGCTTCCCATTACACGTCTCTCGTATAAACAATGGTGTCTAATTTCCAACCTTGCGAAATTATGTAGTCCTTCAGCTCTGGTACTGCTGACCTAACTTCCATCTTCACAAAGCCTAATTCCCTTGCCTGCTGCCTAAAGAATTCTTGGTGCACTGCTACTAAGTTCATGCCTCGTTTCCAGGCCCAGGCGACCCAAATCAGCATCGTTCTCTGCCCAGTAAAAATGTCCGTCTCTCCTGTGGTAACGACCAAGCCGTCTTTGGTTACCCACAGTTTTGCTGCTCCTTGCTTACACGCTAAGTACACGTCTGCTGCTGTGTACGTAAGCATCGGGTTGTCTTCTAAAATGTCGTTAATAGCCGGTGCAACCCAACTAATGTGCTCATCGATATCAGCTTCAACAGGGCTATCCGCGCTCTCTGCCATATCGATTACGTCTCGTTTTCCAAGCTCCTCCGACTCCACCATAATTGACTCTCCTAGCTACGCCTTCGTCAGCGTGCCGAGCACGACGTTCGGCTTTCGTAATAGCATCTGCAAATAAAGACCCGTAGATCTGCGCACCAGATAGGTCAGACCAGTCTCGACTAGGCATCCGCAGTAATCTGAACAAAGTGCCGTTGACGATAGCGTCGCGATACTCGTTCATGATCGATTCATCACAGGCAGTAGAAGTATGCGTAGGCTTCAGCTGCGCACGGATAATGGTGCTTGAGACCATAGTCACGTTAGGCGTTGGAACTAGCCAAACTAGAGCGGCGCTTTGCTGTACGTAATACTCTGGCGTACCGTAATGATCAGAGTCTCGCCACTTAGGAAGACGCTGTTCAAGAAGGTTTGTAGAGATTGGTTCAATGTCTTTGCCATCGAAAGTCGCCCACATGATCTTGTGGACAGCGGTGCCGTTAGGCGCTTCCAGATCGTACTCATAGACATTGGCTACTGTAGTAACTGGGTCTAGCTCCGCTTGGTATGCGCCTGTGCGCTCGCAGAACTCAATGGCAGCTGACCTGATGTTGCTCTCTATAAGCGTATCAGGACAGCCTGGAACCATTGGCAGTACATCGGGGAGTAGCATCTCATAAGAAATCGCCATGCTTTACGCTCCCATTGGGGCTCTTCGTTCCATGTTCGGGTTAGTTACTGCATCAACCTGACCTTTACCAGTAACAGAGGCAGTAAACAGCTGGAAGTGACTAGAAGCACGCTGTTGGTTACCTGCGTACTCAGCATCCTTCATGTAAGCCATGTACAACACGTAGTTCATAATGGCGTTTGCAAAGATGTCGGGGATAGACAGGTTGTCGGACTGAGTAACAGCGGCAGGATTAGCTGAATACACAATCTCTATATAAGCGTTACCGCTAACACCAGGATAGACATAGAAGTTTCTGGGGTTAGCTTCTTCGTAAATGTAGTGCTTTACGATATTGGTATGCGCTGCATCGCCTGACACAGTAGGGTCGTGCCAGTCGGGGGTTTGTCCGTTAAGAACCTCGGCATCAACAAGACGCACAGCGCGTTTACCGGTGCCGTTGCTTGCCGCAGACATATTACGGACAACTTTGAGCAAACGGTTACCGCCCGAAGGGATGTCCTGCTTGGTTCCGGTAGCAAGCGTGATTGTTTCGTTGACTGCTGACGCGTCAGGCTTTAACAGAGTAACTTCACGTTGCGCATCGTTTATCCAAAGTACCAGCTCAGCGACGACTGGCCATCTTACGCCTGTCGTGTCTTGGAGCACTGTCTGTACTCGGTCAATTACGCTCTGTACTGTCGTTGCCATTGTGTGTACCTACGAGTTGAGTATGGATTCCCAAGCTGCTTCTCGGGCATCGGAGTCGATCGTTTTGCCCATAGCTTTGTTTACTGCTGCAGCTTTGGGGTAGCCATCAGCTTTAAAATTCTTTGGGTCACCTTCGTCCATCATCTTCTCGAGACAGGTGACTAGGTCTTCGTTAGGCTGAGCTGTCTCTATAGCAACTTCTTCAAACTCAACCACTTCCGCTTTCTCTTCTTCGACATACTTGTCGTTGTATTCCTTCGCACCCATTTGTATTGCTAACAGGCCAACTTCATCTGCTATTTCTCGTGGGACGCCTGCTTGGAATAGCACGGCAGTACCACCTAGAGTCGTTACTCGTAAATCCTGACTACTTACAATCTTCATGATTAATACCTATTTAGTTTTGGTGTTGTACTTCTTCCCGTTCCACGTAAAGGTTTTGTAGCCAGACTTTCTGGCGTTGGCGAAAGCGGATCTAAAGCTCTTCGCGGCCTCAGATTTTTTCTTGAACGTTTTATACGTACCCGCTTTTGTTTTAACTCCGCCTGTTACGTCTTTAGTTATGCTCTGTGAACGGGCCCTTGGGTTACGGTTAGTACCACCTGGAGCTGCGTCATAGTCGCGATTCGTTTTACTATTAGCGCTTCCTTTCTTTCGATTTGCGGCAGCAAGTGGTGTTGCTGAGCGCTTAGCCGTGGTCTTTTTAGCGGCAGGTTTAGCAGCAGCTTTCTTTCTGCGGGCTTCGCCAGCAGCTTTCTGTTTAGCACGCGCGGCATCCATCTTCTTCTTGCGCGCAGCAGCTTCAGCAGCTTCTTTCTTTCTCTTTGCCGCTATCCTTGCTTTACGGTCTGCGACGCGTTTGTCCGCTGCAGCAGAACGCTTAGGCTTGTCTTTTTTACCACCAAAAAAACCAAACATTTTGTTCCCTCTAAAGTAAAAAGCCCCCTC